TTCTAAACCACCCATATAGACTGCTTCAAAAACAGTCTGTGGTTTTGGGTCAATTTGAGAGATAGTTTTACCTTTAAGGTTCTTACCTACTTCCACACATAATCCTCTTTCATCAGAAGTTACTGTGTATAGGTTGTATCTTTGGTTGTTCATATTATCACACCTAAAGGCTTCATATAAAGTAGTAGTGTCTACCTCTAGCCAAGAAGCAAAAGGCTTTCTTTTACCACCACTATTTAATTGATAAGTAATATCTTGTAAGTCTATCTTAGTAGCCAATCTTACAGATTTTGCTTCCCACTCATTAACATTAGAAGATGTATGAGGGAATGCTAAAGCCTTATCTGATGAAGTCATAGTGGTCTGTTTGTTAGATGATTTTAAGATAATTTTATCTTCACCTATTTCTAATTTGATAACACCACCGTGATATTTCAAAGCCCCTAAGAAAGCCTCTATATCAGATATAGCAAAGTTTCCTGCACCGGAACAAGGTATAGATAATAATGTCAATGACGACAACCCATCTTTGACAAGAGAGCAGGCAGTAAGTCTACTACCTACTGCTCTCATCATTAGAGAATGAACCTGTGGAGTTACTTTACCGGAAACATTCTGTTTCCTTTGAGACAAAGTTAGTAACCATGTTAATGAGTTACTATCAACAGTAATCATGTAATCACTCCATGAAAGGTAGGCCGAACCACTCTACGTTGCCATTAGATACTTTGAGTATATCGTGTTTAGTACCAACCTTTTCTATGTTGCTACCTTTCATTTCTTCAATAGTAGCACGTACAACCCACTCACCATCGGCTAAGGTTCTATCACCTTCAACACCTGCTGCGGGGTCTGCTTTCTTCATGTATCGGTTTAGGAATACTTGTTGAGAAAACTTTCTCATAGTACCTTTCTCCCATTCCGGTCTGAAACCAACAGTCATTAGTACTTTCTTACCTGTGCCGTCATCCATGAATTGTGATACTGCTTTTAAGTGAAAGGTAAAGTAAACCTTAGCAACATTAAGACTGTGTAAACGTGTCAAAACATTTCTGTATAGACGGTTACGCTCTCTCCATTCTTTCTGATTGAATGTACCATCTTCTGTCTCAATGACACCGCGACTTAGTAATGACGCTCTCATAGCGTGTTCACACCATTTTAGGAATGTCGAACCACCATCAAAGATTACACCACCTACTGATTCGGGGTCATTCTTTACCTTCTCGGCTAGAATGTTAACGTACCAAGATGTCTTGTCAAGTAGAGCCTTGTAGTCTACGTTGTTATCCTCATCGAAGATAGAGTCATCTGTTTCATCGTGTAGTGGTAACACTACTATATTATCAGCGTCGGGAAACACATGGTCTACCGTAGACTTAGCGGAGTTATCTATGTCAAAGATATAGATTGTCTTACCTGCTTCTATTTCATTTCTCAAGCATGATAAAGCCAACCCTGTCTTAGCAGTATTCTCATGGCCTACAAAGGCAGCCCTGTGAGTAATAGCCTTGATAGTATTGTTCTCGAAGAGGTTTTTGTAGTAACTCTCATCGAACCGATTTACAGGTTCGGCAGTCTTTTGTTTAGTCGTAGGTGTTGCTTGTGTTCCCCATGCGCTCATATATATTCCTCTCATTACTAGGGTTATAAACTTTCAGTAAGTATCGCTGCATCAGTCATAAGAAGTAATGCCGCCACACTAACCGCAGATTCTAAACTGTTAATTGTTACTTGTGCGGGGTCAATAACGCCATCATCAAATGCGTTTCTAACATCAGTAGTTTTACCGCAAATATATTGTTTGTATGTATGTATAGGTATCTCGCCCGTATCATTACCTGCGTTTTGTATTATTGTAGTTATGGGCGCTGACAAGCCAAGATTAAATAACTTTTTGATATGGAAATCAACATCTTCGGGATGTTGTGATATTTTCATTCTTGCGAAATATAGTGCTGAACCGCCACCTGCTACCACACCACCATTCATAGCCAAACGACAAGCGTTAACTGCATCATCTACACGTTCTTTTCTTTCTAATTGTTCAACCTCAGATTTACCGCCTACATATATCTTAGATATACCATTAGTCAATCTTGATATACGATTGTTATAATATTGTTGCATCCAATCATTAGTCGCTTCTTCTTCATAAGAAGCCAAAGAATCTAGGTGTTCGTTTAATTCATCAGACGATTCTCCACTCGCTGTAATTATAGTAGTCAAAGCAGAAGCCTGTATTTTATCACATGAGCCTACATCAAATGAAGTTAGTTTAGTGATAGATTCACCTAGAGAAGTCTTAAACAAATTACTCTTTGTAACCAACGCTATATCCTCTAACCATGCCTGTTGTTCATCCGGCATACCCGATGGTTTAACTAATAATGCACTTATCTTACCCTGTGCTATGTTGACTAAAAGATTCTGTAACGCTTGATGATTAAAGTCGGTACAAAATATAGCAATAGGTTTGTTGTCTTTGACTGCTAACTCTAAAGCAGGTATCAAAGCATTGAACGTCTCAATCCTTTCGGTTGTTACTATAACCATAGGATTATCTAAGATACACCTAGCCTTCGGACTGTTTATCATAACATTATGTGCGTAGCCCGAAAGAACCTCTAACCCCTGCACATCTTCTGTGTATGTTTCAAAGGTAGGGCTTTTTTCTATCGTAATAGTACCCTTACTGCCTGTCTTATTGATAACGTCTGCTATCATTTTACCCAATACAGGGTCATTGTTAGCAGCAATAGTAGCCACATCTTCGATAGAGAAATCATCAGTCTTGATGTCGTTAAGATAATCTATTGTTTCTTCTAAGTAATAACCCAAAGCATCTCTTATAACAATAGGACTTACACCTTGTTCTATTAAGGTAAGAGAACCATTACACAAAGCCTGTGCTATAAGTGTAGCAGTAGTAGTACCGTCTCCCGACTTCTCCTGTGCTTCGCTAGCGACTTCTTTAAGTAAGTCTATACCCATTTGCACGTAAGGGTCTGCATCATTGATAGCCCTAGCAACAGTAACACCGTCATTAAGAATGACGGGCATACCCGCAGGATTCTGTATAATAACCGTTCTTGCATTTACCCCTAAAGTACCCTTGACTGCGTTAGCAACCTTGTTCACACCTTTGAGTAATTTACTCTTTGCTTCCATTCCTGTTAATATTGTTTCCATAAAAATACCTCATATAAAATCGTCATGTAAATCTTGGTCGTAGTATTCTTCTCCACCTATGTAGTACGGTACTTCTTCACCGTCAAATGCTAAAAGGTCAGAATAATGTACACAAACCCTACCGTCATCCAATGTCATTTGTATCTTATCACCATTGAATAGTACGGTGTCTCCGCACCCTATTTCTAGGGGTACGAGAGAACCAATACTATCAACAACATATTCTTTTGCGGTAATAAGACCCGATGTACTGATTGTTTCAGCCATCTTTAGGATAACGTATTCTCCTACGGCCTTCATTGTTCCCACCCGTCGTTTTCCACGACAGGCTCAACCATCTGAGGGATGATGTCGAAAGCATACCAACCATTAACTGATAGTCTATCTTCACCTTCTCTACTTCTCCAAGCCCCACCTAGTAGTAGCATCTTTGTTCCTACTGCAAAGTCAATTTCTTCATCACAATATACATCAACTGTACCTGCCATAGAAGTCATATCGGTATCAGCACAAACTAAAATATATCCACCGTTGTCTCTTGGGTCTATGTGTATTACTTCTGTAATTACAGCACAATTTCTATCCCACCAACCGTCTTTACCGTTGTATGTGTCGTAGTATGTACCTAAGTGAGACAAACCTACTAATAGATTCTCTTCACCAATCAAACCACCGATAATGTCAGTAGGCGAACCATCGAAAAGGTTAGCCAAAGAAGCATCAACAGTAGGTACTGAAACGTCTGCGTTTAGGTAGCATCTATCATTGTTACCACCCTTCATAGGGATAGTTAATGGTGTAAAAGATGGGTATTGTCTATCAGCAGCAGCACCGTTACCACTTACTTTAAGTATTTTTAAGTAATCATTAGTACCTTGTTTTCGACCATAGAATAATGATGTTCTTTCTCTCTCATCTTGAGGTCGAGCCGCACCGTACTTGAAGTTAGCATCACCGGATGGGAATGTTGGGTTGTTCTTATCCCATACTACATAGAAGTGTGTGTTACCATCTAGTCTCATTGTGTGTTTTGGTAGAGTAGAAGTATCAGATTCAGTACCCATACCGAACATTTCTGCCGCTAGTCTTGTGTATGTACCGTCATTATTATCTTCAAAGACAACAACAGCCCCACTATCAATCAGTACTTGACGCACATCATCGGTAGCAGACATAAGTTGATTCTTCATCTTATTGTATAGTATTTTACCCCATTCTTTAGGTCGAGGAACAGAAATGAACATACCTTCAAAGATGTCTGAGCCGGTTCTTCGTAGTTTAGCAGATTCAGAAGAGATTTGTCGCCCTGCGACTCTTAGTGCAAGTACTGCACAATCTTCATCAGAACGGCCTGCGTTTTTCCACGCAGCACCCTGTTCTACAAGGACTTCATCAGCCCTCTTTTGCACCGCTTCGGGTGCGACATTCAGCGTTTTAGCAATATTTTCTAGCATCGGGTTAGTCATTTTGTGTACCTCAGTTATTTTTCTCTCGCCACTAATACGGTTATAAAGAATGCGGTTGCATCAACATCCTCAAGAAATTACCCTTGACAATATCTTCATCAATCCCACTCATCAAATCCCTCTCGGCTGTTATAGCCGCATCAATGACTGTCATCTTGCCGTTGCTACTAGCATCGGACTCTATTGCGTAATCAAATACGCTTCTTATGGTTTGCTTTACATCATTCTTACCGAACAACTTCATAGCATTTGTGAAATCTTTCTCACGGAAACATAGAGTCAACAGAAACTTACTATCAAACTCTTTTACCGTTAAACTATGTACGAATGCTTTACCTTTCTCTTCACCTAAAGAGTCGTAAGCCTGTAAAGCATTGATAGCATTTCTCAAATCACCACTATGTGCTTCACAAATCATACGAAGATGTGCGTCTGTTATAACCACATTCTCGGCTACAACAATGTGTTGTAGTCTCTTGAATATCTCATCTATCTCTATCGGTCTAAAAGGCATTTCCCTACACCTTGAACGTAAGTAAGGACTTATTTTTTCGATATTATTACAGGTAAGAATGAAAAGACCCTGTGCGTTTTCTATCACACCTTTCAAAGCACCCTGTGCTTCGGGTGTTAATTGGTCTGCTTCGTCTAGTAGTATGTATTGATTATAATTGCCGGAACGTGTCAAGGGCAATAACTCTTCTTCAACAAATGCTATGCCTCTAGTTTTCTTAGAGGAAGCATTGAATATATGTAGGGGGTAGTCGAAATGGTTAGCGATAACGTGAGCGTAAGTGGTTTTACCTACACCTGCCGCCTTACTATGTAATAGAAGGTGTTGTTTAGAAGAAGAAAAATTATTATTAGCAACCATCTCATCGAATGTGGTAGGTCGATACTTAGTAGCCCATGTTACCATAACAAAAACTGTGTTTTGTTAGGGTTATAAACATTATCTTTGTAGTGATTCAATCAAGAAAGCGTTGGCTGCATCGAACAAATGTAGAATCTCACCATGACTACTTCTACCCATGTGTTCGCCATGACCCTTCTCGGTGTCTAGTGCTATGACTAAACCCATCATTATACCTCTTAGATATTCGGGATTCATCTTCTCTACAATAATAGAATCTATTTCCTCATCCTCATCGGGGTCTGTAAAGTAATCTAATACTGTTCTGATAAAATTACCTTCGGAAATGTGGGCGGGAGAGAGTAAATACGATAGGTCGTAATTATGGTGGGTATGATACATGGCTGACAGAATGCTACTAATATCCTCTCGCATCATCTCCCCCATGTGTATCTACTCCGTTAGTGTGTTATGAATTATTCCTTACACAATGTAGACAAACATCCGAATCCGGTGGAAATACTCTTATTCTTCCGCACTTGCATTGTACTGCTTCTCTCCTTTGTGTAGGTGTCATCACGGTTGGAGTTCGGCTATAAACTATATCATCGGTGGACTTAATTAAGTCTCTATTTATGTCATAGATAAGATGGCTAGCCTTTAATCCTACGGCATTCTCCACCTTCTCACTACCGACAGGTACAATTTGAGGATTCTTAGATAAGAGAGCCGATAAACTGTGCGGTGAAGGTACTGCTCTCACGTTTTTATCGCTAGAGAGTCTTTGTGCGACTGCCTCTTTAGTCATAGCACCATGTTTCCATAGTATATCGACTATAAGCCGCCTTACTCGGCGGTTGTTCGCACTCATGTATAAAGGTTGTCGCTATGCTTCTTATTAATGGTTTCCTAAATCCGACAAAAAAATAGCATCAGCGAAGGAATTATCCCCTTCATTTATACCTTGTCTTTTTGCTTCGCAAGCGTTTGTGTATTCTTTAGTAGTATCTGTTAACATCTCATACATATCCATATCGAAGAAGATGGAAATAGCCCAAAAAGACACATATATATATAGTAATATTATTAATAAACCTATTACACCCATTCATCCGACACCTTCTTACGCTTGCGTAAGGTATTGGCTACGGTTATAGAG